GCGCCTGGGCCTGGAGGTCAACCCAGTCTACATGACCTCAAACCTCGGGAAGTCCTTTGACGTCGACCGCTGGATCGCCGAGGTGCCCCCCGAGGCTATCGATAATTTGACCTTCTCCTTCCACCCGACGCAGGCCCCCCTGGAAGAGTTTGTCGCCAAGTGGGAGCGCCTCATCCAACATTTTGGCCCTAACAAGATCGGGCTTGAGATCGTAGACACTCCTGGCAACCACGAATTCGTCGACCCTATCAAGCGGCTCGCTGACAAGCACGGCCCCCGGGTGATCAACGTCGACCACTTCCATGTGCAGCCACCTATACTGCTCCACCCACCCAGCGAGGGACCTTTTGATCACACCCCCGACTTCCGTAGTGGGTCACCGCCTGAGATGTCCCAGCAGACTGGCCCGGGCAAGCTGCCTGTCTACTGTGCCGCAGGCATGAAGCGGATCAACGTCGACCCGATGGGGGATGCCTATGTCTGCATGTCGGCAATCGACCGATCTAAAATGTTTGGGCAGCACTCCCTCGGGCACTACAAGCCAATCGGAAATGTGCTCGACCCCGGCTTCGAGCTCCAGAAGCACCCGACCCTTTGTTGGGAGTCCTTCCGTTGCTCTGGCTGCGATGTCGCCCACGTAGCGGGGACCTGGACAAAGCACCCTTCCCAAGAAGTATTACCTCTACCTGAATAAGATGGCTAAAAAGCATTATCGACTAAACATGGGGCTGAACCCAGATGTGTGCAGCCTTAAGATGCATGGGCTGGGTTCGCAACTGTGGGCTGCAGCATCCATGATGCAGATAGCACGGCTGCGCGGAGATGAGGTCCACCCATCAATCCCGCTCCCCGGTGGGGGTGACTTGTGGCAGGAGATCTTTGATACGCCACCACCGCCACCAGGGGCACCATTGTGCCCCTGCGACGAGCTCAAGTGGGATGCACTCGACGGGGACGCTCACAGTCCGGCAGCTCCCGATTTGATACACTTCAAAGAATCCTTTCGCGTGCGGCTCGACCATTTATGGAGGAACCTGGGCGATTGTTGTGTCGGGCTGTCTATGCGCGATACGGACAAGCTGGATGGAGGGGAGTGCCCGATCCCCCCTTATTTGATTGCCCGTGCGATGAAGGGCGTGCATGAGCCCTTCTTGGTCTTCTCGGATTCTACCATATACCTGGATCGTCTACTCCCGCACTTCCCTGATTCTCAAATATCCATACGCCCTAGGATGCAGGCTACCTCTATTTTCCCGCTGCACCGCTCACGGGGAGCGAGCCCTATCTTAACGGGGGACCGACTCAATCAGCACACTCTAGAGATCTTCGAAGATATCTACCTGATGACTAAAATGAAGACTATATACTACCCGGTATGGCATGGGGTGCTCATGGCAGCGAGTCTTCTAAGCCGAGAGCTAAAGGTTATCAGTTGCCGGGAGAGGCTGCTGTCGGTCCATGAGATTGAGATGGTTAATTTTTACCGGGAGCGTGAGTGTGCTCTGTGGAGAAGGCTCGATGACCGGATAGAAGGGGCGCGGTAGCGTGCATGAGTAACATAGGACACAAGATCGTTTTTGCCTATGGCGAGCAGGAGTCGAACCCCATGCCGTCCGAGTGGGTGCAGAACATGGAGGACTTCAAGCGACTTCATGAAGGCTGGGAAGTCCACTTACTGACTATTGAGAATGCCCCCGAGGAGTATCTCCCACTCTACCAACACTCCAAGATCTTGTGGGCGCAGGCCGTCCGGTTTGATCATGTCGCGAAGCACGGGGGGTTCTATTCGGACTTAGACGTGCGATTCTTCAAGCGGCTCCCCGCGTTGAATGGGGCGGAGATTGTCCTGGCCGTCGAGTTGCATGGGAAAGTGACAGATGCATTCTTCGGTGCTCGGAAAGACCACCCGCTGATGTGCGAAGCGCGGGACCGGGTGGTCGAATGGGCTAAGGCGCAGGCGCGTGCGGGGGGCAATATATCGGCGTGGGACATCTTAACTGAGGCAAGTGTGACGATGTTCACGGAGCTGGCAAAGAACCACACGGGGTTTGGTTTTGATTACCAGTCGCAGATCCATATGGATGAGCGAGCGTTTGCCGGGAATTTCCACCCTGAGAATGGCGTCGGTATACTCCCATTCGAGGCGCTTTGTCGGCATAGCGTTGCGAATTGGTTTGGTTGGCATATGTGCCACGGGACGTGGCGCCCCAAGAATGCCGCTGGGGCGGTCGACATGGATTCGCAGGCGCTCGTGTATTCGAAGCCTGCGGACGTAATAGGAGAGAGTTTGGAGGCGGATCAATCATGCGGCTGAGTAAACTGAAATTTGCACGGGCAGCTTTGCGCGACGGGATCCGTTTCGGTGTGCTCACCGACATTGGCCCGGGAGTGGCTCGATTCCATAGGCGGCTACCCAATGGGAAGTATGCGAAGCGCTATACCAAAGTAGATTCCAAGCGATACTACGAAGTGAAGCCTTCGGAAGAGGAGAAGGTCGTCGTGTGGGAGCCCGGGATACGCGGCAACGAGCAGAAATATGCTATGCCCTTTACGAAGATCCCGAAAGATAAGGACTTTTCGAACGCCGATGACTGACGACGGGCTGCTTGATCAAGAGGGGGGCCACTTCGACGATATTGCCCAGTGTGTTCACGAGATGCAGCAATATCTGCCGCATCCAGTGCTCGACACCCCCAACGCGGCAGCACTAAAGCGGCTTGCCACGACTGCGGGGCCTGCTGCGGTGGTTGATCTCCTGCGGTCGTGGGTGAAGGCTGCGCGAGATATGGTAGAGGATCCGCTGCGCTGCGGATACGTGCCTGACAACTGGAGGCACGCTGACAAGCTCTACGCGGAGTGTAAGAAGCGCTTGTTCATCGGCGGGGGTAACCGGGCAGGAAAAACCCGCTACTGCGCGTGGAAGATGATGCAGCTCTTTTTGAGCACCCCCAAGGGACGGTTTTTGTGTATGCACGAGTCGAATGCTTCGTCGATAGCCGTGCAGCAGGCAGCGATCTATGAGATGATCCCACCAGAACTCAAAAATGTTAAAAAATCGCGGGTGGTCTCCATGGACTTCTCACTCAAGAACGGGTTCACCGATAACATACTTATTTTTCCTAACGGTGCGCAGGTGATGTTCCGTAATTACACACAGGATGTCAGAGTAGTCCAAGGCGACGAGTTTGACGCGGCCTGGCTGGATGAGTGCTTCACGCTGCCGTGGTATGACGAGGTAGGCTACCGGCTAGCCACGCGCCGAGGTAAGTGCCTTTTGAGTGTCACGCCAATCTTCGGATATACTTCTGCTTTGGCCGAGGTTCTCGATGGACTCACTGTTGAGGAGTATAGGCCCTCTGAGTTACTCAAGGACATTGTGAACGTCCCGGGCGGGCCAAAGGGAGAAATGCCCTACATCGGGAGTGCCCCTGGCGGGACCAGGGCAATCTGGTTCCACTCGGATATGAATATCTTTTCCCCGTGGGATGAGCTCTGTCTGACGCTCGAAGGGAGATCGACCGAGGATGTGCAGGTACGCGCCTACGGGTGGGTTGATAAGATCTCCACGGGATCGTTCCCGAAGTTCGGAAATATCCACGTCGTCGCTCCCGAGAACATACCGAAAGAGGGCACCAACTATAAGGTGCTCGATCCAGCGGGTCAGCGGAATTGGTTTGCCTTGTGGGGTCGAGTGGATCCCGATGGGGTATTGTGGATCCTGAGAGAGTGGCCGGACTTCGCGACCTATGGAGAGTGGGCGATGCCCGACAAACTCAAGCTCGATGGTAAGCGGGGATCAGCACAGACGACGGGTGCAGGCAGAAGTGTTGGGGCTTATCGAAAGCTTTTCCGCAACCGGGAGGAGACGTGGGGGCTGGGCGATATATTCAAAAGGATCATCGATCCCCGGGCGGGGAAGTCGGCAGCACTAGCACTGCGCGACAACGCGGTGTCGCTGATCCAGCTACTGCGGACACCACTGCTCAACGCAGCGGGCAACGTCGAGGACGCGGGGATGCATTACCAGGCGGCATCCGGTGTGCAGATTGACGAGGGTTTGATCGCCATCAATTCGTTGCTCGACTTTAATACTGCTGAGCCCCTATCTTTCTTCAATCAGCCTCGTTTGAGGATATCGTCCGAGTGCAAGAATTTGATCTGGTGCATGACCAATTGGAAAAACGCAGAC